TTAAAGCCAAATCCAAAGCCGAACCCGTACATTATTGACCTCCTCCCTTAATTGCGAAAGCTGAACCACTTGCAAGCGTTACAGCCGTTAGAAACTCGCCACTTGGTGCTGCTATAATCATACCAGCTGAAAGTGCCTTAGAACCGATGCCAATGCTTGTAACAAGGTTAGTTCCGTTTGAGCTTGTAAGTGTAGAGATTACCGCTTCTGCATTGATTACAATATAGATGTAGTTCTCTGTGATTGTCGCTCCTGATATAGCCGCTGCTGAGTCAGTAAATTTCTGCCCGTTTCTTGCTATTAGTAAATCTGTTGTAGTACCCATTTTATTTTTATTTTTAATTTCTTTTTATATTTTAACTGGAACTTTGCATCTCGCATATCCATAACTTGTGCTTAAACTCATATTAATTGCAGCACCACTATACAAACTATCAAACCTTTCTGTGAACGGTTGTATGCTCCAAGTCTTGTTTAACACTAAATGCAAGTCTTTATCTGCCCAGCTCGTTTTATTGTAATTCTCAAATATGCTCATTATGTCTAATGCTATCAAAGCACATTCGTTTTGAACTGAAACCTCGTTACTCTCTGTATTAAGCTCTGTCACGTTGTCGCATAAGAACATATCTAAGGAGTAGTCTATGCCATTAAACCCGTTGGGAGATATACTTACTACATCGTAGATGAGATAACCTCCCGTCGGGCTTTTAGTTAAGTCTATATCAAATATGTTTCCCTTTAGCACAGTATTTATCTGAGGATGCTCTGTCGCTATCCCCTCCATTATCGTGACTAGGTTTTTGATTGTTAAACTTTTCAATGTATATCTTTAATCTATCTTCTTTTAAATTATAAATTGGCTTCTCCATTGTGTATCTTGCTCAGGGTATACCACATCTAATCCCGTCGGTGGGTTGGCGTATAGTGGGTACGTGCTGCTATTCTCTTTTAAATATAGTTTTAACTTTCTTCTATAAAAATCTGCGTTGTCCTTAAATATATTCTTCGCAGTTACTAATTCGCTTTCACTTAATGGAGTAAAGCCATCGCCTGACTTAGTTCCAGCCCCTTTGTTGCGTAACTTATAAGTTCCTATTCTTGTAAACTTGTGGCAAACTTCCCACTTCAAAGCATCGCGGATATACTCTTTTATTAATGTCTCGTTGGCAGCCGTTACCGTACCAGCTTTTATCTGAGCTAATACCTCATCAAATAATGCAGAACCTAAAATAGGGCGTACAAATGTATTCTGAGTGCTATCAATTAAAGGCTTCAAGTAGCCGTCGTCTATATTGTAGTGTAAGACGGTATTCTCTTTAGTGAATGCTGGGCTTATAATTAATATCATTTCTTTCTCACTATTACTTGCTTCCAAGTATGTCTACAATAAGGAATAGAAGTGTCCGTTCCCTTTCTTCTATACCAACCGCCACGAGATAACCAAACGTCTGTAACATCTGCAAATCCACTTGGCTTCATATCATTTCTAAGTACCTCTATTTCTTTCTTAGAGTATAGCTTCTTTTTAGATACCATTTTACGGCAAAAGTCTCTACTCTTACCACCCTCTGCCAATGCAGGTGCATCAGGTCTTAACTCATACTTGTACATAATCTCTGCTTTTGGTATGTCTATTGTCTTAGCAACCTTATCCCCTAATGGAGTAAGTGCAATATTACTGCCTTCTATTTCTATAAGGTTTGAAGTTGCAAGTACGTTGATAGAACCTAATAACTGACTAAAATCTAATTTCAATAAGTTAGATATTCCAGTTGCTACTATTAAAGGATTGTCTAAGATAGCTTTTAATACCTTTCTAATAATACTTTCACCAGCGAACTCAACTGGGCTGCCGTCAGTATCAAAGCAAATATCAAGGCAATCTATTACCTCGTAGTCATCTTCGTTTACTCCTATCTTGTCGAATAAGTGGCTTATATCTTCATCATCTGAGAAGTGGCTACACATAGCAGTCTCTACTGGCACTACTTCTTCCTCTAACTCTAATCCGCTTTGCTCGTTTATAAGTTGTCTTATCTCCGCTCTGGTCAAGTTACTTAATATTATATCACTCGTCAAGTCTATTGTATCAATCGGCTTTAAGGGTATAATCTCTATATCGGAAGTTTGTATCTCGTAGAATGCTAATTTCTTAATGGTTCGCAGTAATGTGTTTTGTCTCTCCGCTATATACGTATTGGTAAAAATCTCATACGCTAAGTCGAGCTCGTTTCTTGCACCCATTTGACCAGCTTCCTTTACTCCAAATAATATTGGATTGGTTACTCGGTGCCCTATGAATATACTCTCCTTCACTCGGTTACTCATCTCTAAGTATCTTTCGTGTAGGTCGTTCCCGTTTAAGTTACTTATCTCTGATGCGTTATCCTTAGAAGGCGAGAATAGGTGTACTATTTTAGTTCCCGTTGCTTTACCGAACTTATCTTTAAACGCATCCTCAAATTCTTTGCTTTCTTCTAGCGTCTCAGGTACTCCGTTGTTATGCTGAATAAGCGTACCACCTACAAATCCATTGGTTACCTCGTTTAGCCAATAATCTCCTATCTGCACATCCGTTTTTATCTCAGCTAAAGAGCCTACATATACGGGCAACGGGTAGTACTTAAGGTTGGGTCTATAATCTACGTGATATATAACACCTCTTTTCTGCTCTAAGTTAGCTGGGTTGTACCGTTCTAAGTGCTGGATGTATGGTCTAAAGGTTCTTGTACCGCTCTCGCTTATCCAATTATCTGAATACTGAATGCCACCGTCTAATCCTAAGCGAATATTGGCAAAATCTAGGTGGTGATATTGGTTTCCTGCCGTAGTCCTGATTACTTCAATAGCATATCCGTTGAAAAGCTCATAGTCTAACGATAAACGCTTTAATAAACTTGTCCAATCCTCATCTATATTGGCAGCTGATAGCCATTTCTTAGTATTCAAGTCCTCACTTTCAAGTCCGTTTCCTACTATATAGCCTACCTTGCCGTTGATTATAGCGTTGTGTGTGCTGCTATCGTTGTATAGGTCTATTAATTCAAAGGGATATAAGTTGTCCGCTCCGAAATAGACTATGTTTTGACTCTTTTTTTCTAAGAACTTTGGCACTTCTGCCGATGTAAACTGTGTTATTATTGGAAAATTACTCATATATAAATGTAGTCTGCTCGTCTGTGTAAGAATATACCACCTCTGCTGCTTGTTTTAATCTTAATATGCCCCTTTGTATTACTACTCCAGTAGTTCCGCTTAATGTTGTAGCGTTTATAATCTCGTAAGGATAGTCCCCGTTGTTCGGTAGAGCTATTGTAGCGTTTGTAAGGTCTTGTACGCCCTCTATTAGTGTAAATGACACGTACCTACCATTAACGCTTAAAGGTGCTGCTAACGTCACGTTAACCGTGTACTCAGCACTTGTAATGGTCATAGTGTAGTAATCATTGACAACCTCGTTTGAGATATTGCAATAAATATAGTTAGTTGTATTTTTTGTTATTATGTCCATTTTAAAAAAAAGCCCACCACGTTAAGCAGTGGGCTTGGTGTTTATATTAGGATATTAACCTAATGGAAAAGCAGATTCAGAAGTTACCTGAGTCATCGGCTCAGGCTCTTGCCCTTGAAAAGAAAGGGAATACCCATTTCTATCTCCAAGTGCCGTTCCTGTTCCCGTGTCTCCAGCGGTCATTCTTACGCCATTCACTTCTCCCATTAACCAATACAACCCGTTGTTATCTTTGATGATAACTGATAGCTTGGCTCTTGCTAACATCTTAACCTCGTTGCGTTTCGTAGTATCCATCTTATTGAGGACATACGTTGCGGTTTGGTCAAAGTAGCTTGTTCCGTTTTGGTCATTTACAGTAGGATTGTCGTTCATTACTGAAGTCGCCCCTTGAGCATTTGTAGTCTCGTATTTAAAATAAGCAAGACCCGCTGATGCTGATGTGATTGCAGATGCTTCTCCCGTTGCGTTTTTAGCTACTGCAAAGTCGGTTGGCATATTTGAAAACCAAAACTCAGCAATACCACCCGTAGAGTCGTTGCATCCTACTGTAAAGCCAGTTGTTAAATCACACGCCATAGATTAAGGTACTAATGTAAATTCAACAATTTCAGTAGGGTAAGCAACTTGCAAACCTCTCTTGAATTTAACTCTGTAGTAAACCTTGTCGTCTTTCTTCTCGTACCACATATCAAACTCCTCTTCGTCGTTTTGTAAGTCAAAACCTAAAAAGAAATTCTCTTGAGTTCCTAAGAACATTCTGTCTGTGCCGTCAAGTCCAACAACTCCAACAAGTTTAACATTCTTACCTACTACCTTAGTAACGTAATCAGCCCACTCAGTCTCGTTTACGTGGAATAAGTTTTTTGCATTCAAAGTATCTACATACTTGTCGAACACGTCTTGACCTACAAAAAGAACTTGGTTTGCAGCGTTCTTTAGTTTAGCTGGTCTTGCGTTCACTGCATCCTTTATGATAGTGTCAACATTTCCCGAAGCTCCCGAAGTTATACCAGTGGCAACAGTTACTCCAGCAGTATTGCCATCTACGGCAGTAGCTGCAGCATCAATCGTCTTTATAAGCCCGTCGTATCTATTGATATATACGTTTTCACTTGCAGTATCTCCTTGCCAGTCAGCAGTCTCGTTCTGCTCCATTATAGTAGAGAGTATGTTATTAGCTATTTCAGCCTCAAAACTCACAGACTCAGTCTCTGCATTACCAGCAGCTAAAAGCATTTGAGTATACTTAGGGATTAAATCCTTCATACAGAAACCACTAAAGTAAGTGATTTGACCTACTGTAATATCTCTATCCGTGAAATTCACATCTCCCGAAGCAGATGGAGAGCAACCGCTACCGTCTTGTGGGAAGGCAGTTACTGATAATAGATGCAAGGCATCTGTTTTCTTCACGCCTGATTGTAGGGTAAAGTAGTCGCTTGACGTTTTCTCAAAATATAATCTTGAGATAAGGTCGGTGCTGTTTTGGTTAACGTAGTCCGTTAATCCTGATACATCAAAACTCATTTTTTTTGTTATTTATTTATTTTATTTGCTCTAATAATTGCTCCCATTCTAGCAGCCTTTTCAGCTCTTGTGGTTGCTTTAAACTCTTGCGGCTTAGACGCGGTAGACACTTCTGTCTTAGCAATCTCCTCCAACTCTACACCCACCTTGTTTAGAGTGGCAGTAAACTCCTTTTTCATTTCGTCCTTAGCGGCAGAAATAGAAGCTAATTCTAATTTCAGACCCTCATTCTCTGAACGTACTAAATCTAAAGAAGCAGTAAACGCTTCTGCATACTTAGCCATAGCCTTCTCGATTAAAGTATCTAGCATTTCAGTAGTGAACTCGTTATCTTCTACTATAACCTCCTCGCCTATTGCTTGGATACTTACTACAAGACCGCCAGCAGTCTCTATTATAGTACCGTCTTCTAGTTCGTGTATCCCATCGGGAGCCGCTACTTCACCCTCAGGTAGTACTACTATAAGGGCAGCACCTTCTACAAGCTCGCCTTCCCATTTTACGATTGTCCCGTCTACTAAGGTAGCTTCACCGAAAGTTTCTTCGACTACTACATCCTCAGTATCTGCGAACACAGATTTCAACGTATTGATTACGTTTTCTAAGTTTATTTTATTCATTTTTTTAAATTTATACGGCTCTAAGTCAAACACACCCTCAACACTAAAGCCCTTTAATATACCGTCTTTCTTGACCTTCTCCCACGCTTCATCATTCTCTACTTTTGCGGCTATGAACCACGTGCCGTCTGCTACGTTCTCAAAGCCCGTTGGGGCTGATATGCCTAGTTCTGCATCTGTTATGAATGATTGGTAGATATAAACGCCATCAAGTATCTTAAATGCGTTGTGTTGCTCGTTAAAGTTATTATGCTTATTCTCCTTAAATAGCTTTTGCACGAGTGCTTTGATAGTGTCCTTTTTAAAGATTGCATAGTACTCACCACGTTCGTCTCTACGATAAATAGGTAAGTCGGGTATCATTGCTGCACCCATTACTATTCTCTTGTCCTCGTTGATAATTTCAAACTTTTGATTTGCAAACGCTTGGTAGTTCAAGCCAATGGCTGGAGTATCTACGAAAGCAATAGCTTGCAGTCCTTCGACATCATCGCTAAGTTTGAATTCAATTAAAGGCAAGTCCACTACTTATATATACCAAAAATAGATAAAAGGGGCAATTGGGCTATTGAACTACTATTGCTCTACTATATACACCGTCCACATTTCTAGTGACGTTTCTTATGTCTGTCTCCGTTACTATTACCTTAGTAGGCGGCTGGCTTATGTTGGTAGTTGGGCTTGTAAAACCTCGAGGTTGTGTTCCTACATCTCCTCCTCCTAAGTTAGGAGCATCTGGCACATTGTCTACTGTTCCGCCCCCTTTGTATTGAGTTTTTGAGATAGTAGCTATTTGAGCT